TCCGTGTTCTTCGATCTGGATGCAAAGCGCCAGGACAAGGCTGACGCTAAGTATTGCTTCGTCCTATATTCCATGACCTATGACGCTTACAAAGCCGAATGGAATGATGACCCAACGACTTGGCCCAAAGAGATTCACCAATACGAATTTGACTGGGATACGCCTGACGTTGTGTTCGTTGCTGAATACTATCGCGTTGAGGAAGTGCGTGAGACTGTCCGCATCTTCCAAACAATACAAGGCGAAGAAGAACGCTATATGCAAGCGGACTTTGACGCAGACGAAACGCTAGAGGAAACGCTTGCTGCTGTTGGCACTGTTGAAGTGCGCCAGAAGCGCGTGAAGCGTAAGCGCGTCCGCAAGTATATCATGAGCGGTGGCGGCATCCTTGATGATATGGGCTACATCGCTGGCAAGAACATTCCGATTGTTCCTGTCTATGGCAAGCGTTGGTTCGTCGATAACGTAGAGCGTTGCATGGGCCATGTTCGCCTAGCCAAAGACGCACAGCGTTTGAAGAATATGCAGCTATCGAAGCTGGGTGAGATTAGTGCGCTTTCATCCGTTGAAAAGCCAATCTTGTTGCCTGAGCAAGTCACTGGTCACCAAATCATGTGGGCAGAGGATAACTTACGCAATTATCCTTATCTGTTGATCAACCCAATCACAGGGCCAAATGGCGAGACTCAGGCTGCTGGCCCAGTTGCTTACACCAAGTCCGCAGCGATTCCGCCAGCGATGGCTGCTTTGTTGCAGATTACAGAATCCGACATGGCTGAGATTCTTGGCAACAACCAGCAAGCCGACAAGATGGTTAGCGGTATCAGCGGCAAGGCTGTTGAGCTAATCCAGACGCGCCTTGATATGCAGGCGTTCATCTACATGAGCAACATGGCTAAGGCTGTGCGGCGCTGCGGTGAGATATGGCTGTCAATGTCGAAGGACATCTACGTTGAAGAAAAGCGTAAGATGAAAACCATCGGCGCAATGGAGGAAGTCGGTTCCGTTGAACTGATGAAGCCACAGATCGACCAAGACACTGGCGAACTGATTTACGAAAACAATCTGGGCGATGCTTTGTTTGACGTTGCTGTAGATGTTGGCCCATCGTCATCGAGCCGCCGCGATGCGACAGTTCGTGCGCTGACAGGCATGATGCAAGTTACATCCGATCCGACAACCCAACAGGTTCTGCAAGCTATGGCTATCATGAACATGGAAGGCGAAGGCATTGGCGACATCAAGGAATTTTTCCGCAAGCAACTCGTTCAAATGGGCGTATTGCAGCCAACGGAAGAAGAACAGATGATGATGATGGAAGCACAAGCAAACGTGCAGCCTGACCCGCAATCCGCTTATCTGATGGCAGAGGCCGCTAAAGCACAGGCCCAAGCTATCCAGGCACAAGCTAACACCGAATACACCTTGGCACGCGCTGAAGAAACGAAAGCCAAGACCGCAGAGACCATCTCAAATATCGACATTGACCAGCGCAAGTCGGCTATTGAGACTGCTGAAAAGATTGGGGCTGCACTCCAGCCGCAAGCAAATGTGGTTCCACCCTCCACACAATTAGGGTGAGTTAATGGGGTTAAAACATGAAAACGGCAGAATTGGATAATAACGACAACTTCGAAACAATCGACATCGATACAGACATCAATGAAGAATCGGACGATGAGACCAATACCATCGACGATGCGGATGATGAGGAAGAAGATGACGAGGATGAAGTCGTAATATCTATCGGAGAGGAATCGCCACCTCAAGATGAAGAAGTTCGTGCGCCAGCTTGGGTGCGTGAATTGCGTAAATCGAATCGGGAAAAAGAGCGGAAGATTCGTGAACTGGAAGCAAAGCTTAATACAACGGCAACTGAGACCAAACCAGTTGCATTGGTAGCAAAGCCAACGCTCGAAAGTTGCGATTATGATTCCGACGAGTATGAACAAAAGCTTGCTGAATGGTATGAGCACAAACGCGAATACGATGCAGCCGAAGCCAATGTAACGGCACAGCGAGATGCTGAAGCCAAAGCATGGCAGGACAAGCTTGATTCCTATGCGAAGGCGAAAGCCTCGTTAAAGGTGCGTGACTATGACGAAGCCGAAGCTACGGCCTTGGATACGTTTGACGTAACGCAACAGGGAATCGTTCTGCAAGGCTCTGACAACCCCGCTTTGCTTATCTACGCAATTGGCAAAAGCTCCAAGCGTGCAAAGGAACTTGCAGCAATCACCGACCCCGTGAAGTTTGCCTTCGCGGTAGCAAAACTGGAGACTCAGTTGAAAGTAACTAACCGAAGGGCAGCAACCGCGCCAGAACGCACGATCACCACAAGTGGTGGACGTATGTCTGGTTCCATTGATTCACAACTTGAACGCTTACGCGCTGAAGCTCTGAAGACTGGAGATTTGTCAAAGGTCATGGCTTACAAGCGTAATAAGAAAACCTAATTTTTTGGAGTTATTAAAATGGCTAACGCTTTTTCAAAAGAAGAAATTGTTGCTTTTGAGGACATCCTCGAAGGCTTCAACGATGCGCTGATCCTCAGCAAGAACATCAACGTATACAACACCAACGGCGTAACGATGGAACGCGCTCGTGACACCATCTGGCGTCCACAGCCTTACATCGCTCAATCGTTTGACCGCGTAATTGGCACTTCGATTGCTGGTGACGTTTCGACGATGACTCAGCTTTCCGTGCCTTCGACGCTCGGTTTCAACAAGTGCTCTGCTTGGCAAATGAACGCTTTGGAACTGCGTGACGCATTGCAGGAAGGTCGCCTTGGCGATTCGGCAAAGCAAAAGCTTGCTTCTGACATCAACCTTTCCGTTATGGATTTGGCTGCTGCTCAAGGCACGCTCGTTGTTGACGTAGCAACCGCACCTGGCACTTATGACGATGTTGCACTTTGCGACAGCATCATGAACGAACAGGGTGTTATGGCTGGTGATCGCTACCTCGCATTGTCGAGCCGCGATTACAACGGCATGGCTGGTAACTTGGCAGTAGCGACTCGTTCGTTCACTGGCACGAAGTCGGCTAACGCATACGAGCGTTCGTTCGTCGGTGAAGTCGCAAGCTTCCAGCCTTACAAGCTTGACTATGCAAACCGCTGCGCTGCTAACTCGGCAAGCCGCACCATCGCCACCAACGGCGCTCAAGTGCGTTATGTTCCACAAGCAACCACCACCAGCACTGGAGGTGTTCTGAACGTAGACAACCGCTATCAGACTGTCACTGTCTCCTCGACAACTGGCATCACTGCTGGCGATGCGTTCACGATCACTGGCATTGAAGCAGTTCACCACATCACCAAGCGTAGCACGGGCGCACTCAAGACGTTCCGCGTTATCTCGGTTGACAGTGGCACGACTATGACAATCTCGCCACCAATCATCGGTGCAAACTCGTCGCCTACGGATGCTGAATTGCAGTATAAGAACGTCCAAGTCGTTTCGACTTCGGCAACTGCTCCAATCAACTTCCTGAACACCACTGCTTCGAACATCAACCCGTTCTGGCGCAAGGATTCGATTGAATTGCTCCCAGGCCGTTATGCTGTTCCAGATGGTGCAGGCGTTGACGTTTTGCGTGCTGCAACGGATCAGGGCATCGAATTGGTCATGACCAAGAAGTTCGACCCACTGACCTTCCAGACGCTTTACACGCTCGACACCTTGTATGGCGTTGTAATGACCAACCCTGAAATGGCAGGCATCCTGCTTTTCAACCAAGCCTAATAGAGATGGGGAGGTTTCGGCCTCCCCCTCTTTCCTTTGAGGAGTGATTCAATGCCACTGAAAAAAGGTTACAGCCGTTCAAGCATCGGCAAGAACATCAAGATGGAAGAAAAGGCTGGACGCCCTAAAAAGCAAGCCATCGCCATCGCGCTTAATGTAGCACGCGATGCAGCAATGAAGGCTGGCAAGCCATCGAAGGCTCCCAAGCGGAAGGCAAAGAAATGAAGATGGGCCTATACGCAAACATCAATGCGAAACGGAAACGCATTAAGGAGCAGAAAGCCGCTGGCAAGACTCCAGAGCGTATGCGTAAGGTCGGCAGCAAGGGAGCGCCAACTAAGGCTGCTTTCGTTGCGTCAGCAAAGACCGCAAAGCCAGCAAAGGCGAAGAAAAAATAGTTGGTCGTTTAATGTGCGCGTTTCTGTTATAACGCAGCACAACGACCTTGGAGGTTTGAATGGGATATACTAAGCGCCAGTTTATCACGGGAGCCTTTGAAGAAATTGGCCTCGCTGATTATGTGTTCGACTTGCAGCCTGAACAGTTGCAGTCTGCCGTTCGGCGCTTAGATTCCATGATGATGGAATGGAACGCTCAAGGCATTCGGCTAGGCTATCCAATCGCCAGCAGTCCACAGGATAGTGACTTGGACTCTGAAACCAATGCACCTGATAGCGCATGGGAAGCGATTATCACTAATCTCGCAATTCGCATTGCTCCAGGATACGGCAAAACTGTATCGCCTGACACAAAGGTATCCGCGAAGGGCGCTTACAATGTCTTGTTGCAACGTGCTACATTCCCACTGGAGCAGCAGTTCCCAACGACAATGCCAATCGGTCAGGGCAACAAGCCTTGGCGTTGGGATAATCCTTATGTGCAATCAGTTTATGATCCCGTAGACTCTGGGCCTGAAGGCCCTATTGAATGGAGCTAAGAATGCCTACTATTAACCAACTGCCGCTGATTACTCAGCTATCGATGGGGGACAATGTTGTCCTCTGGGTTCCCAATCAAGGCGACAGCCGCCGCGCTTCGCTTACAACGCTTAACGAGTTCCTTGGGCTGAACTTCACCGCTGTGGTGGCTGAGACTGTGCAGACATCTCCAGTGCTTTATTCGGCCCTTCCAACTGCGGCTAGTGCTGGCATGGGAACACGCGCATTTATTACTGATGGCAGCACCGCAACATTCGCGGCTACTGTCACAGGTGGTGGTTCAAACAAGGTTCCCGTCTATAGTGACGGCACAAATTGGAAGGTTGGCTAATGGCTTATATTGATCCCTTTTCCCCTAACTATGGCTCGAACATCGTCGCAACTCCTGCTGGCACTTCGGCTTCTGTTGATATTCCTGCTGGCGACAACTGCGTTCGCCTTGTGAATACTGGCGCAAACGTCTGCTATGTTCGCATTGGTGAAACATCTGCAACTGCGACAACTGCTGATTTGCCCGTTCGCGCTGGCAGCGAAGTCATCATTCGCAAGCCTCTCGGCTATAGCAAGCTGGCCCACATCTCTGCATCTGGCACGACTCTGAACATTCAGACTGGTAATGGCGGCGTCTAACTTGATGGGCTTGAATGGTTCAAGCTTAATGTAACTTTCTAATCGGAGAATTGATATGTCAATGATGGGTAAAAAGAAGTCTGGTTCAGACGCAAAAGCTATGGGCATGGCAAAGAAGGCCGTTGCCAAGGCTGGCAAGTCCATGATGATGACCAAAGCGAAAAAGAAAAAGAAGTAAAGTGGCGAAAGATTCGCGCCTGACTCGTGCGGGTGTTGCTGGGTATAACAAGCCCAAGCGCACCCCAAGTCATCCAAAGAAGTCGCACATCGTTGTTGCCAAAGAAGGCGACAAGATTAAGACTATTCGCTTTGGAGAGCAGGGCGCGAAAACTGCTGGTCAACCGAAGGCTGGCGAATCTGAGGCAATGAAAAAGAAGCGTGCATCATTTAAAGCGCGTCATTCTAAAAACATTGCTAAGGGCAAAATGAGTGCGGCGTTTTGGGCGGATAAGGTGAAGTGGTAACATGGTTCAGATTCCCATCCTTAACGGCATCTACACGGACGGAAGCCCAAACTTCCGCACATCGTATCCTGTCAACTTAATTCCAGTTCCTAAAGAGAATGGGATCAGCGGTGGCTTCTTGCGTCCTGCTGATGGCTTGATTGCCACGGGCACTGGCCCAGGCGTTGATCGCGGCGGCATTAACTGGAACGGCGTTTGCTATCGCGTCATGGGTTCCAATCTTGTCAGCATAAGCTCCAGTGGCGCAATCACAATCCTTGGCGAAGTCGGAAACGATGGCGGCTTGGTTACGATGGATTATAGCTTCAATCTGTTAGCTATAGCATCATGCGGAAACCTATTTTACTGGGAGCCTAGCACTGGGCTGCGTCAAGTCACCGACCCTGATTTGGGCGTTGTTCTAGATGTCACTTGGGTTGATGGCTACTTCATGACCACAGACGGGGAGTCGCTCGTTGTAACTGAGCTATCCGATCCGTTCGCAGTCAATCCGCTAAAATATGGTTCTTCTGAAATAGACCCTGATCCAGTTGTCGCGCTTCTGAAGCTTCGCAATGAGATTTACGCGCTGAACCGATACACCATCGAAGTCTTTGATAACGTAGGCGGAGACCTGTTCCCGTTCCAACGCATTGATGGCGCACAGATTGAAAAGGGCGTTGTCGGCACTCATGCTTGCTGCGTCTACATGGAAACAGTCGCATTCTTGGGTAGTGGCTTCAACGAACAGCCTGGTGTTTACTTAGGCGCGAATGCTCAGGCGAAGAAGATTAGCACTCAAGAAATTGATATGCTGCTGCTGAACTATACCGAAGCGGAATTGGCAACTGTAAAGCTAGAAGCACGCAACGATAGGGCGCATGAGCATCTCTACATCCACCTTCCCGATCGCACGATTGTATTCGACGCATCGGCAAGCGGTGAGCTTAATGCCCCAGTTTGGTTCACCTTAACGAGCAGCCTTACTGGTTTCAGCCAGTATCGCGCACGCAATTTGGTATGGTGCTATGACAAATGGTTGGTGGGTGACCCGCTAAACAGCAACATCGGATTCATGACGCAGGACGTTTCCTCGCACTACGGGCAAACTGTGCGCTGGGAGTTTGGCACAACCATTCTTTATAATGAAGGGCGTGGCGCTATTGTGCAGAACCTAGAGCTAGTTGGCTTGACGGGTTCGGTAGCATTTGGCGAAGACCCAACCATCAACACAAGCTATTCCATCGATGGGCAGACTTGGAGTCAGCAAAAGGTTATCCGCGCTGGTTCGCTAGGGCAGAGAGCAAAGCGGCTAGTATGGTTCCAACAGGGCTGGATGCGTAACTGGCGCATTCAAAGGTTCCAAGGCAACAGTGACGCGCATATGTCTTTTGCTCGACTTGAAGCGCAGATAGAGCCATTGGCGTTCTAATGGCTAGGAATCCTAAACGCCTCGGACTAACCCGCGATCAGTTCGCTTCGTTCCTTAGCGACTTCGAGCAGATTAAGCAGTTCGAAAACCTATTTGCGTCCGTTGACGAAATTAGCAACTTCTCGATTGATGAAGTCAGCATCGCTGCGGATAATGCTGGCGCAACGGCTAACGATGCGTTGGCGCAGATTAGTTTCATCGCACAAGAGACTCAGCTTCTTGCATTGGCTCCACCAGACTTGGGCGGCACAGTCACTAGCGTTGGCCTATCAACAGGCACAACTGGCTTAACTGTTGCTGGCCCGAATCCAATTACTACAAGCGGAACCTTCACGCTTGGCGGCACTTTGAGCGTTGCTAATGGCGGCACAGGCACATCGACTGCATTCACGCAAGGATCGATTGTGTTCGCTGGGGCATCTGGCGTTTACTCACAGGACAACGCAAATCTCAATTGGGATGATACGAACAACACGATGGGTATTGCGCGTGCAGCAGCCGCAAACGTCCGTCTATTCGTTAAAGGCGGCACTACTGGAAATGGTGCATTCCAATACTACAGCGAAAACAGTGCGGCAACAGGATGCTTCGGCGTTCGTGATGACGGAGCATTCTTCACTGGGCAAGCTGCTTCATCTCCATATAACTTGACAACATCGTCAGCAGCTAACTTGGTGGTTGGCGCTGATGGCTATTTGTATCGATCAACGGCAAGCTCTGGAAGCGGGACTGTCACTAGCGTTGACGTATCTGGCGGCACGACTGGCCTGACAACTTCGGGTGGCCCAATCACCACTAGCGGCACAATAACCATAGGCGGAACGCTTGCGGTATCTAATGGCGGCACTGGGGCTACAACGGCAAGCGGTGCGCGTGCTAACTTAGGCGCAGCGGCTTCTGGCGCAAACAGCGACATAACGTCGATGTCTGGCATCACTGGAGCTATTTCATCTCCGACATATATTCAGTTTGGCAACGGCTCTGGAACAACGCTGGCTGCTGGTCGTATGTGGTATAACCAAACGAATGGCTCTCTCAACTTTGGCATGGGTGGTGGGAACATCACTCAACAGATTGGCGAAGAATTATTTGTATATGGCAAGGCTACAGCGGCAATCACTGAAGGCCAAGTTGTCGTAAAGACTGGCGCTGTTGGTGCGTCTGGCGTTATTACGTTTGCTCCTGCACCGCTGAACACGACTGACAGCCAAGCAATTATCGGCGTTGCTACTGAGAACATTCCTCTGAATGGCTTTGGGCGCATCACATCATTTGGCGTAGTTCATGGAATCAATACCACTGGCGCAGCGTATGGCGAAACATGGGCTGACGGAGATATTCTCTATTATAACTCTAGCTATGTTGGTGGCCTAACCAAAGTAAAGCCATCAGCTCCTAATCAGAAGACAGAAATTTGCATCGTCATTAACGCTGGCTCTGGTGGCTCTGGATCAATTCAGGTCGAGATTATTCACGGAACTTCGCTTGGCGGAACGGATAACAACGTCCAGTTGACATCTCCGACAAACAATGACTTGCTTCAGTATTATTCGGCTGGCCCATATTGGCGCAATCTTGCGCCTAGCAGCGTATCTGTAGGAACGGCTACCAACCTTGCTGGCGGCGCGGCTAATCGCATTCCGTATCATACAGGCGCAGGAGCAACTGGCTTTATTGTCGCGCCAACATCTGCAAACACGTTCCTTGAATGGAGCGGAACGGCGTTTCAATGGTCAAGCAATCCGCTAGGCACTGTCACTTCGGTTTCGGTTGTATCAGCTAACGGCCTCGCTGGAACAGTTGCCAATGCAACCACAACGCCAGCAATCACGCTTTCAACAACTGTCACTGGTGTCGTAAAGGGCAACGGCACTGCGCTCTCGGCAGCATCGGCTGGCACTGATTACGTTGCGCCTGGAGCAATTACCACAAGCGGCTTGACGATGGCTACGGCTCGTTTGCTGGGCCGCACAACGGCAAGCTCTGGCGCGGTGGAAGAAATTACCATTGGAACTGGACTTTCGCTCTCAGCGGGTTCCTTGTCAAATTCCGCGCCTGACCAAACTGTTTCGATCACTGGCGCTGGAACGACTGTTGTCACTGGCACATATCCAAACTTCACGATTACATCGAATGACCAGTATGTTGGAACTGTAACGAGCGTTAGCGGCACAGGTTCGGTCAACGGCATCACGCTCACTGGCACAGTCAATTCAAGCGGCAGTTTAACGCTCGGCGGCACGCTTTCGAACGTCAGCCTAACAACGCAAGTTACAGGCACACTTCCAGTCGGCAATGGCGGAACAGGCACAGCTACGGCGTTCACCACTGGCTCCATCGTCTTTGCCAACTCATCGGGTATTTACGCTCAGGACAATGCCAACTTCAACTGGAACAACACCAACAAGACGCTCGGTGTTGGTCGCACTGCATCATCTAACGTGCGCGTTTATTCTAAGGGTGGCACAACGGGTTCTGGCGCGTTTTCCTATTATGGCGAGAACAGTGCAGGGACAGGTTGCTTCGGCATACGCGACGATGGTGCGTTCTATACTGGCGCAGCATCTCTTTCGCCTTACAACCTGACAACTGCGGCAGCGGCTAACCTTGTCGTTGCTGCGGACTATTATCTGTATCGCTCAACTTCTTCGGCGCGTTACAAGAAAAACATCGTTGATTATGATCGCGGGTTGGATGCAGCGATGTCATTGCGCCCCGTCTATTACGAAGGCAAGGGCGAGATAGACGAAGGCAAGAGATTTGCTGGTTTTGTTGCAGAAGAAGTTTATGATAGTGGCTTAACCGAATTTGTTGTATTGGACGAAGAAGGTAAGCCAGACGCCTTGCATTATGGAAACATGACTGCACTACTTGCGTCTGCTATAAAAGAACTTGGCGAACGATTGAAGCGGATTGAAGCTGCATTGGGGATAGAAGATGGCGATAACAGTTAAGGCTCTAATTCCTGCTAAAGCAGCGGAGAATAGTCAAACAACGCAATACACGGCGGACAACTGCCGTGCGATCATCGATAAGTTCACGGCAACCAATACAAGCGGTTCTAACGCCTCTTTGAGCGTCAACATCGTTGCATCTGGCGGCTCAGTTGCAAGCTCTAACTTGATTGTTGACACCCGCACTCTTGCGCCAGATGAAACCTATACGTTCCCTGAACTGGTTGGACAGGTGCTAGATAACAATTCGTTTATTTCTACTATTGCCAGCGCATCCAGTGCATTAACAATCCGCGCATCTGGTCGGGAGATTACGTCATGAAGAAGCCAATGATTATGATTGAAGGTTTTGCGGGTCTGCGTGAAAGCGAACCATTCATCACCACCGCTGAGAACAAGAAGAACACCAAGCTTGTGATCGATGATTGGATGCTTGGCCCTGAGAATCCCAGCAACGAACGTGGCGCTAATCCCGAATACTGGATTGCCTTGGGCAAAGCCATGCAAGTGGATGAGGCTGAAGCTCGTCGCCGCCGCTGCTCGAACTGCGAGTATTACGACAACAGCACCATGACGCAAGCCAAGATGGACAAGATTCCTTGGAATGAATGGGATGTTGACGCTGGATTCCGTGGCTATTGCCACAAGTTCGAGTTCATCTGTCACGATCTTCGCTCTTGTCAAGCGCATGAAGAACGAGAGTTTGAATTTGAAGATTGATTGTGATATGGTTTTGCCACAGAGCATTAAGAGCAGCCTGTGGCTCTCCATTTTAAGAGATTAAAATGACAAATGATAATGCCCATCCCGCAACAGACTTGACTTCTCATGGAAGGGTTGTCCTGCCCGTCATTCGTCATGCGACCATTGAGGACGCTGAACAGATTGCAGTGCTTGGCGCGATATTTCATGAAGAAGCGTTCTGGGATGACATTCTGGATTACGACATCGACGATTGCATCGTTTCTCTGGAAGGCTTTATCGGTCAGCCTAATTTCATTTGCATGGTTGCTGATGTCGGCGGAAGATTTGTTTCATTTGGTTCGCTTGTTCTAAGCCCAGTATATTTCAATCATTCGCATATATCTTGCGAGGAACTGTTCTGGTGGGCCGATCCTGAATCTAACTACCCTGGCATTGGCATGAAATTGAAAAAGCAGATGGAGGAAGAAGCCAAAAATCGCGGCGCTCTTTCAATCCAAATGAAGTCGATCGACGCATTGAATGGCGACAGGATGGCAAATCTTTATATCCGCAATGGATACAGACGAAGCGAACACTCATTTATAAAGAGGCTGGTTTAACATGGCTATTGGAACAGCGGCAGCAATCGCCCTTGGCGTTGGAGCACTTGGCAGTGCGGGTATTGGTGCAGCATCAGCAAGTAAGGCTGGTAAGATACAAGCACGCGCTGCTGAAGCAGGAACAGCAGAGCAACGAGCGGCGCGTGAAGAAATGCGCCGTTTGCTTCAGCCTTATGTTGCCGCTGGTGGCCCAGCATTAGAAGCTCAGATGGCATCACTAGGTCTTGCTGGCCCAGAAGCTCAACAAGCGTTTGTGGCTCAACAAGAGCAAAGCCCAGCATTTCAGGCACTCGCACGACAGCAGGAAGAAGCTATCCGACAGAACGCATCGGCAACTGGTGGCCTTCGTGGTGGCAACATTCAAGGCGCATTAGCTCAGTTCCGTCCCGCATTGCTAAATCAGTTTCTTACGCAGCAATATGATCGATTGGGTGGCATGACCGCTCTTGGGCAACAGTCCGCTGCTGGCGTCGGCACTTCTGGTATGCAATCGGCTAACGCTATTTCTGGTCTATTGGGTGAAGCTGGCGCTGCAAGGGCTGGCGCTGCATTAGGGATTGGTCAAGCTCTTAGTGGGCCTTTCAATCTAGCATCAAGCATTGGTGGTATGGCTGCTGCTAAAAACATGGGCCTACTGCCCGTTCGTCCAGCCCCTAAAACTGGAGTGGTATAAATGGTGCAACCTTACGATTATTCACTGAAGACACCATCGGCCACAGAATCATTTCTGGCTGGTGTTCAGTCATATCAACAGCAACAGCAAGTCAATGCTCAAATGGCAAGAGCAATGGCAGAGCAAGCAGAGGTTGACAGAAAGATTGACCAAGAACTGAAAAGGACTAAAATCTTTCAAACTAATCTTGGCCCAGGGGCGAAAATAGAAGACCGAAACGCAGCAATGCAGGCTTTGCCTGATGATATAGCGGCAATTCAAACTCTTTGGAAGGGAATGGATGATAACCGCCGCGCTGCATATTTGGAAGCTGGACGCAGTGTTTATAATGACCTTATGCCATTACCTGATGGCACAGTTAACATTCAATCCGCCATTACCAATTTAAACACTCGTGCAGATGGCGCGAGGAATAGTGGCGACACCGTTCTTGAAGAACAGTTGCGTGGATTATCTAGCGCCCTTACAAAGCAACCAGCTAGTGCTCGCGCACTTCAGGGAATTATCGATCTTCAGGTTCGCGCTGTTGATCCTGACGCCGCTGATAAAATGACTGGCTTTGGTGATGCCGCTGCATTGATGCGTGCAATGGGAACCAATCCGTATAGCGAGGAGGGTCGCAAACTCTTTGCAAACATTCAGTATAAGCAAGGGCAGATTCTGCTACAAGGAGTAAAAACTCCAGATAATGAGTTATATACGGGCACGCTTGAAGATTATCTGTTACGCTATGGCGCTCCAGGCGGCGGCGCGAATCAAGGTAAGCCTCGCGTATTTAGTAATGTAACGGTTGTTCCTGCTGACATAAGAGTTGGCGATATTGTCAATGGCAAGCAATATATTGGTGGCCCAGTTACTGGCGAACCAAGCAGTTGGGCAACTCCGAAAGAAGGAGGTCAGACGAGTTCTCCGTCTGGTAACTTTCAGGGGCAGTGATATTAACCCAATAAAGGATTTGGGTGCATTGGGCTTTGTTCCGACAAGTGGATTTAGAACACAGAAGCATCAAGATGCATTAAGGGCGCAGGGCTTGACAGAAACAAGGACAGGATCGCACCCTGTTGGTGACGCAATAGATTTTATGCCTCCAAAGGGCATGAAAATTTCTGAAGCAATGGCTTTGGTAAAACGAACATACCCAGGCACTCGCGTTTCTGCTAGTAACAAAGGTGCAATTCACGTAACCTTCCCAGGCTGGGGTAAAGCTCCTGACGTAAGTGGTTCTCGCAAAAGATATGGTGATTAATTATGGCACAAACTGACCCTTGGCTACTTCCATCAGCTTCTCCGCAAGGTGCATCTGGCTCACCTAGGGGAGTGGTGATTCCAAAGTCTTCGCAAGAAGTAACTGCCGAGCAATTAGCGAAGCAATCGGCGGCAAATGATGCTGCGCGTTTGGGAATAGCTGAACGTGGTGAAGTTCGTGACATTGATGCAACAAAGCGTTCTGGGTTCCTTGACCTTGTCACCAAATATGAAGCAGACCCGCGTGTTACAAAATACATAGCGGTATTGCCTCTTTTCAATACTATGCTTGCCGTAGCTAGTCGCCCTAATCCAAGTAAGGCAGACGATAACCTTCTTGTTACATATTACAGTAAAATCAAAGACCCTCGCACGGGCGTTCTAGGTCAAGAGTTTGAGGCGTCAAAAGATGTTCAAACTGCCTTTGATAAAGCCGTAGTTGATCTTCAGGGATTATATGATCCTAAAATTGGCTTTGTATCTCCAGCCGCACGCCAGCAATTTATTCGTGCGACAAAAGACTTGGTGGGTTCTGAGCGCATAGCCTATGATGCGGCGCGTAGCCGATTTAGCGCACTTGCACAAAATCCACTTTTTAACACAAATCCTGAAGAAGTAATAGGGCAAGATTTTGCTGATCCCTATCGCGATATAATAAAAGAAAGATACCTAAAAATCATGGGTGGTGGCTCTGAGGCCGCTGATAAAGGTATCATTGACCTAAAGGTTGCTGAAGGCGACAGATTCGCAACGGACAAAGATATTGAGAACGCCAGCATTCTTCAGGGTATGTGGCAAAGCGGCAAATCCATTGATGAGCTTAACGCAAAATCAATCGAGTTAACTGGCGGTTCTCCATTGGATGCATCGACTATTAATGCTTTAAGAAAAGACCCTAATCGCACGATTAGATGGACTCCTGCTCGTTCTGGCATTCGTGAAGGCTCCGCTTCTCAAATTGGCCTAGGCGAGGCTGCTGCTGCGTCTGCTATTCGTGGATATACTAGCAATCTTGGGGAAGAAATTCTTTCGATATTTTCGAAAGAAACTGCGTCAAAACTTCAGGCCGCTGGTGAGGCTGGCATGGAGGAGTATCCTATAGTCTCGGCGCTTACTGAAATACCAAGCAGTATTGCTTCGCCATTGAACAAATTTACAAAGTTTCTGCCTGGTGGCCCAGTAGTGCAGGACATTGTTGAAGGCGCTATTTATGGCGGCGGCGAAGGTCGTCTTGATGCTAGTGCTTTAGAACGTGCTAAAACTGCTGCTAGTGGTGGTGTCCTGCAAAGCACATTCGGCGCTGCTGGCAGACGCTTTCTTCCAGGCGGAGCAACCCCTGAAGGCGCTGGCATACCTGAAGGTGAGTTCGTTGATGTCACGGGCGAAATTCCTACTGGCATGGCTCCTGATATTGGCATGGGCGGACAGGCAGCTCCATCTCCAACTACACTAGATATTCCAACTGGTGCGGCAACTGGTGCGCCTAGCGGCATGGCTACACCTAGTGCGGGAATGGCTCCATCTGCTGGTATGTCTCCTTCGATCGCTGGTGAAGCGGTAGAAGATGAGGCGCTTGATGTTGGCCGCGAGGCAATGATTGAGCTGGCTCGAAAAGCCGTAAGTCGTGGCCCTGGTGCATCAAAAGCAAGGTCTGAGCTTGCTGAACTTGCAAAGATTGACCCTGAAGCGCAAGCTGCAGCAGAACGGCTTGGCATTCAATTACCCGTTGATGTTCTTGGTCAAAACGCACAGTTGCAAAGAGTCACTGGTTTGGCGCGTTCACAAATAGGTTCGGACGTAGAATCTGCGTGGCGTAAAACTTACGACGATGCTGCTGAACGAGCCTTTAAAGCGATGGATGAGCTGGGCGCGGTTAAAGACATTTCCGAGCTTTCTAAAAATGTATTTGATAAACTTGAGACTGCGAACAAGGGGCTTGAAATTCAAGCTGATGATTTGCGGAGGCAAGTTAATGACGCCATTGATGTGAGCGGCAGAGTCGATGCAACTGCTATAAGGACATATTTGCAAGACCAAATACAAAAATTAGGTGGCGGCAAAGAAGGCTTGGCGTCACTTTCGTCAGAGGAGAAAAAGCTCTGGGCGATGGTATCAAAGGGCAATCCAACATATGAAGCCTTAGATAGCAAACGCGCCGAAATTGGTCGGGCAATGACTAAAAATGCTGGGCCTTGGGTAGATTCAAGCGAACGGCGCATCAAAGAGATTTATGCTAAACTTGCTGACGATCAGATGGGCTTCATTGAGTCCACTGCTGGTCGAGAGGTTGCCGATAAGCAACGCGCTGCAAATACGCTGTTCAAACAAATGTATGACGGACGGGCGCAAATGCAGGAGATTTTTGGGCGCAATCTGTCCAAAGACCTTGGGCCGCTTATCACAACAGCCATCACTCAAGGTGGCAAGGGTGGCGTAGAAGCTATCAATAAGTTGCTTACAAATATTCCTAAGGATATGCATGGGACTGTTTTAACGACTGGATTATTCCAAACAGCAACGGACGCAAAGGGCGGGTTCAGTTTCACAAATTTTGCAAACAATTATAGCAAGTTGCGTGAACAAAGCCAGGTTTTTAAGGAGTTTGCTAACGCTATTGGCCCAGATGGTGTGAATCTGTTAAATGATTTCAATGCTATTGGACGGCGCATATCTAATGCTCAAGCCAATATAATTCCAACTGGCGCAGCTAATCAGTTAAATGCACTTAATGCTGAAAACCTTATGCTTAAGATTCTGCAAGCTGTTGGTGCCGCAGGTGCTGGTGCGGCTGCAACAAGTGTGCTTGGCGCTGATCTTGTTCAGACTGTTGGGGCAGTTATTGCTGCGGGTGGTGGCGCGGCATTTGCTCAGCTTAAAAGTAAAAACAATGTTCAAAAATTACACGATCTTATGAAAAGCGATAACTTCCGTGAGCTTGCTGTCAGTGCGGCAACGGGCGAAGGTGTTGATCGCAACATCAATCGTCTGGTTGGAAGCAAAGAGTTCCGCGATTACGCCAAGCTAGTTGGTATTGACATGAAGGATGCCCGTAATTGGCTAAACTCTGCAATATCGAAGGGCGCAACGATTGTTGGAACTGAAATGATTGGCGCAAATCCAGAAGCTCCTCCAACTGTGGAAATGCCGCAATGACCTTTCGCAGCAACATAATTTCATCTATACACTCAATGACGCAAGGGGTTTCGCAATGACTGCTCTCTCTGTTCAGGTTCCATTCCCCGTATTCACGGACGCAGATGGACAGCCTCTTGATAATGGCTCCGTCTATATCGGCACTGCTAATACGGATGCCGTGACGAACCCTATCTCCGTTTATTGGGATGAGGCGCTGACAATCCCTGCCTATCAGCCTATCAAGACAACTGGCGGCTATCTCTACTATCAGGGAACGCCAACTAACGTCTACGTCAATGCGGATGACTTCTCGATCACTGTGCAGGATAGCAAGGGCAATCTTGTCTATTCTGCGCCTGAAGTGATTGGCGCTGCTGGCCTTCGCGCTGACCTTGCTGCATCAAGCGGCTCGTCCTTGGTTGGTTACATCCAGTCAGGAACGGGCGCGGCTGCTCAGACAGTGCAATCCGCTTTGCGCCGGACTATTACACCGCAAGACTTTGGCGCGATTGGCAATGGCGTTGCTGATGACACTACCGCTTTTCAAAACGCGGTAAATGAAGCGCAAACTAAAAACCTGACGCTTTACCTTCCAGGCGCGTTTAAGATTGGCGCAATCACAATCACTGGCAACTTGCATTTGCTGGGCGCAGGATCGCAGACAACGATTACTGCCAAATCTG